TCATCATTTGTATCGTCATCATCATTGGAATCGTCATCATCATTGGAATCGTCGTCGGCATCGAATTCAGTGTCTTTATGGCTATTTAAACTTAGTAATGTTTGTATACTTGATTCTGTACTCGAATGAGATAAGGATTTCAACTCTTCACTCATCATAGTGATATCATCTTCATCAATATAATTACTCTCTGAAATTTTTAACAATGCGTTATTATTTTTACTACGTTTTGTCTTATTGTCATTGTTTATGATGTGAAAGTTTTTATTCTTATGCTGTTGAAAATATCGGGAGCTTTCTAAATAGTCAAGATCTTCGCTAATATCGTACTTGAATTCATCCTTAATACCAGTAAATGTTCCAAAGAATTGCAACGCATTTACAAAATCATAATGTTCATATAAATAGTTATTCAAATAAACAAAAAACATTTCGGTGTATGAACAATTCATATGTGAAAGCAATTTTGGGTTTGTGTTTTCATCGTTTACTAAAGACGGTACAGTAGTCACTAAATTCTTATATTTTCCAAGAACAAATCGAAAAGGATCTAATAAAGGTGCATATTTTACAAACAAAGGAATGGAGTAATTTTCGTTGCTGCTGCTGCCAATATTGCTAATTTTACCAATAACATTATTTTTGTCTTCAAAATCTAAATCTGTTAGTTGATGATATTGATTTAGAATTACATGATTATAATTGTTTTCTTTGAGAACAAAAAAATTCTGATAAATCGGACAGTAGTTTTGAACTTGTTTGAATCCATTTTGTTTTATTTTGTTTTGCAAAGTTTTGTTTTTGACTTTAAAATATGTTATCTTCATTATTTTTGTTGAATTCCTAAAAAAACAAAATATTAAACTAAAAAAAATAAACAATTAATAAATTCACGTTTAAAAAAAGAATATATTAATCTGAGTTACTCTATTAAAAGATGACTCTAGAATTAAAAAAATTTGATATGAGAACAATCAGCTTTAAATCTAATGAAACCAAAGGTCCAGTTGTTGTACTCATTGGTAGAAGAGATACAGGTAAGTCATTTCTTGTAAGAGATTTATTATACTATCAACAAGATATACCAATCGGTGTAGTTATTGCAGGAACTGAAGAAGGAAATGGATTCTACGGGAAATTAGTTCCCAAACTATTTATTCATAATGAATATAGCACATCAATTATAGAAAATATTTTAAAACGTCAACGAACGGTTTTAAAACAAATTAAAAAAGATATGGAACTATACAAAAAAAGTAATGTAGATGCTAGAACATTTGTAATTTTAGATGATTGTTTGTATGATAATACTTGGTCTCGTGATAAAATGATGAGATTGCTATTTATGAATGGACGTCATTGGAAGATTATGTTAATCATTACAATGCAGTACCCATTGGGTATCCCACCTACTTTACGAACTAATATTGACTTTGTTTTTATTTTAAGAGAACCATATATTGCAAATCGTAAACGCATTTATGAAAACTATGCTGGTATGTTCCCTACATTTGAAAGTTTTTGCCAAGTCATGGATCAATGTACAGAGAATTATGAATGTTTAGTAATAAATAACAATGCAAAAAGTAATAAATTGCATGATCAAATCTTTTGGTATAAAGCGGATAGCCATAATGATTTTAAACTAGGAAACAAAGAATTTTGGGATTTATCAAAAGATGCTAATTCGGATGATGAAGATGAAATATATGATCCCAATAATACGAAAAAGAAAGGACAGGGACCAAAAATTAATGTTAAGAAAACAAAGTGGTAATAGTTATAAATTCTTTTGAATTATTTTTTCTTTCTCGTTTGTTGAGTAAGAATTTCATTTGGTCGATATCGTAAAAACCATTCATCATATTCTTTGGTTCCATACTGACCATTCAGCAATTGATATTTTGTTGTTTTCTCATTACGTAAATCATCTAATGTAAGTTGACTACCGTAACAATTTAGTGAAAATCTTTTTAATAAACCCTTTTGTTCCAATCTGTTTGCTTGTTGAACTTCAAATAGATATTGCGCCATACATAAAATACGATTACGATCATAGTAAGGACGTGAAGTATACAAAAAGGCTAAATAAAAACTCATCATCGTTTCAATGGTTGCAATTTTAATTTTTTTATTGCTTATTGGTTCACGAATTTCATTATAGCTATGACAAGCTAGTGGATAATAAAAATAAACAATAGGGTTATTATTTACAAGAACTTGAAAATGTGAAGATACTATTTCTCCAATGGCTGCATGCTGAATAATACTGCAATTTTCAATTCCATGGTTATTTAATCTTTGCTTTAGTTCAAGTGATATTTTTGAAGGATCTAACGATAATACATCAAAATCAGGAATTTTTTCCATTTTTTTACGTTTTCGTTTAGGCATGTATTGTGAAAATTGCATTACTGCAAAACTTCCAAAAAATATTACTTCTTTCTCAATTAAAAACTTTTTAGTAATATCGAACACATGTGCTTCTTTGCTATAATTACTCATATCTCGTTGAAAATCTACATTCATGCAGGATATATGTTTCAAGGGATAAATTTTATTTAGTAAATTTAATCGTTTTAAAACTTTTTCCCATCTAGTTATATCACCATGAGGTCTTGACAATTCCAAATACATAGACATTCTTAAAAAATTGGCTGGGCAGTACAAAATACCATCTTTGTTTATAGCTTCTTTTTTCAAATTTGTAAAAACGTCGCTATCACATTGTGTTATATCAGCAATACCAATAAAATTAACAAACAATTTATATGTACCATGATGAATTCCTGCTTTGGCTTCAACTTCATGAAATCCTTTTTTTGCATACAAGTCAGCAAGTTCCTTTGCATGTGTTAAAGCATCATAACTGAAAAAATCATAATCAGGAATTTCAATATCATAATTATAAAATTGTTTCCTTTTAGGAAGCATTGCGTTTATGGAAACACCACCATAACATATAAGTTTTTTTTTCCGCAAAAAGGTCTCAACAATGGATATCATTTTCTTTATTAATGGGTTCATCAAACGCTTTCGTGATAAACGTATATGCTGTTTATCAACATTTTGACGTAGGATCGCAACTTCACACTTTTCACGTTCTTTTAAAGTTTTGCACTGGTTCATCATTGTTTATAAAGTTTTTTTTTTAATTATTATTATTACTGAAAAATATTAAATTTGAAAAATATATTGTGTTGTTTTTAAAAATCTAACTTATAACCATCACTAACATCTCCCACAAAATTACTATTAAGGGTATCAGTGCAAGCCAATAATTCATTAAATTCCCAGCTAGCATTTGATGTTTTCGAATTCGTCGTAGCTTCGTCTTTTTCAACATGAACATCAGCAGTTTGTTCATCTTTGCTACTCTTGGGATTATTCCTTGTTTTTGTTTCGAGCATGGATTCGATATCCAAAACGATTTGAAAGCTACTTGTACCATAATAACCTTCTTGACCACATAACACATTAGCAGAGACTCCTTTCATAATATCCAATTCAGCATGTTTGGCTGCGGATAAAAACATTTCAGGTGTTTCTTCAAATGATGCTTTTGCAATTGGACCAATATTATCTTTGTTTATTCCATGGCGACAAATGGATATTGGTTTGTAAGTAAATGTCATACGATCACATAAAAGTGATAAATGTTTATAATCAATATATGCACCATCAAATTCGATCACTTCAGATAACTCTTCAAAAATACATTGGCGTGCTGCTTCGATTCCAAATATATTCAGCATTTCGATTAAATCGTTGCTTATTGTGCGATTACGATCGACATATTCTTGTGATAACACTTCAAGTAAATTTGTTCCAACAGTATCCAAAACCCATAAATCTTTTTGCGTATATTTATCATCCTCCATTTTTACCGTATTTTGTAATTTTCTTAAAACAACTGCCTTGATATTTTTTACGCCCTTAATAACCACGTTTTGTAATAACTGTTGTTGAAACATATTTAGCATATACATATCATCTGTTTGATCAACTAAATCGACGGAATCAAATTCGTTACTTATGTTGTCCATTTCTTCATCAATGTCATCATCAATAACCGCTTGATCAGATGGTATTGAAATGTCGTCGGATTGTATGATAGATTGTTTTCCCTTTGTTGATGTTGTCGCACTTTTTTTGGCTTTTGTTTCTTTTTTCAGTATTCGAATACTTTTCTTGTTCATTACTATTTTTGAAGTATTTTGTAACCGAACCCGGAAAATGAGTTTTTCGGCGTTGTAATCAGAATAAATGCATGAAACTTGATTCCCATACACATTTTTAACAACAAAATGTACGTCATCCATCGTAATATTTTTTTCCATCATCTTTTCGGCATTTAAATCCAAACGTATAACCCATTTCGATTTTTTTGAATCATTAGACCCATCCATTTCAATTCCTTTGGCATTTGCTAGTAATTGTTCAAATTCATAATATTGTTGCATTGTATTTGAATCTTCAACATTTGCAGTGCTATTGTTTTCATTAGGATCATAACAAACTTCAACGGAATTTACAATATCTTCCATTTTTGTATGTTCAATTACACTCATAACGTTTTGTGCCTTTTCTCGATTTGTTTCATCTTCTGGTTTCAAAAAAATTGTTAGTGACGGATTCTTTTGATCTGTTGTCAATGATAATATCTCTTCAATTCTTGGAACACCACGTGTAACATTACTTTTGGATGATATCCCTGAGAAATGAAATGTATTCAGCGTCATTTGTGTTGTTGGTTCGCCTATACTCTGTGCAGCAATCATTCCAACCATTTCACCGGGGGATATCAAAGATTTTTTATATTGTAATAAAATTGTTCCCATTAAAAGTTCAACCGCCGATCGATGAAATCGTTTATCATAAATCAAATACTTTGGTGATAGATAATAAAAAAATAATGCTTCAAATAATTTTGTTGGTTTCACATATCTGTATGATGACAATTCGTCAAAACATTGTTCAATACATTGGTATACCTCCAATGGTGTAATATCAACGATAGATCTTGAATTTAAATGTAATTGTCCCTTCACATTTTCCACCAAACTAAAAAGGGATACAGGACAATATACACTTGACTGATTTCTTGTACGGAATACATTTTCGACAATATCTTCACGATATTGGATCGTTTTTTTAATATAAGAAATATTTTTTTGTTGAAATTCATCCTTTTGACTTTTCATTCTTTTGACGGTATCTTCTGTAAATATCAGTTGTTTTGTTGCTTCACCAACTGGTATATCATAATGAGAAAAAATTTCTGATATGGTCATCTTAACAAATGGAACATGCTGACTTTCCATTTTGGTTGTATCAATACCATCATCTCCATATGTGAACTGAATAATTTGATTTTTATTTGTTCGAACAGTTAAGTCGTAATTTACCATTAAATCTTCCATTCCTTTTATTAACCGCCGTTGAATATATCCAGTTGTAGAAGTTTTTACTGCTGTATCAATCAAACCTACACGACCACCCATCGCATGGAAAAATAATTCTTGAGGAGTTAAACCATCCATATAAGAATTTAATACAAATCCTCTTGCTTCAGGTGAATCATCAAATCTGGTATAATGTGGTAACGTACGATCATTGAATCCATAAGGAATACGTTTTCCATCAACATTTTGTTGGCCAACACAGGCTATCATTTGTGAAATATTTAATTCCGAACCTTTCGAACCAGCATCGACCATAGTACGAAAACGATTATTTTGACCCAATGATGATAAACCAATCTTTTGAGTTTCTTTACTCACACGATTTAAAATATTGTTCACTTGATTTTCAAATTCTTCTGCATTGCTTTTACCAGTATTATTTTCAAAGACAGATAACTCTAGTTGATGAATAAGATTACGGACATCTTCTTTCCGTTGAGAAATAACATCTTGAATTTCTTGTTTTTTTGTAGTCGTTTCAGACATCAAATCACTAATACCAACACTAAAAGATGACGTTTTTAAATATTCTGTAACAATGTTTTGCAAGTTATCAATAAAGTTTGCCGCTGACAAATTCCCAAAATCATTGCATATACGGTGTATAATTCCTTTTGTCTTTGATCCCATAACACATTTATCAATTTGACCCGAAATATATTTGCCATTACTTATATGCAATCGAGTGTCACCAGTTAAATTTCGTTTAATTGCATAATCAACCGTATAACTCAATGAAACAGGAGGTAAAATTTGACTCAAAATATCAAAACTGTTGATTGTTCGTTTCGAAAGTTTTTCATCCTTGTCTTCTTCCACCATACTTGTTGATTGCACAAATAAATTGTATAATGCGACTTCGTTGAGTTGATCATATTTCATCAAAAGATTCATAGCATCACGAGGGTTAAATCTAATATCCTTTCTCGTAAATTGATAACTCCCTAGCATTGAGTCTTGGAAAATTCCTATGATTGTCTGATTATTTGCTGGACTGATGAGTTGATAGGGTACTGCTGCCAAATGGGTTAATTCTGCATCCGAAAAAACATCTTGCGGCATGTGCATGTTCATTTCATCCCCGTCAAAATCTGCATTATATGGTTTTGTTACAGCAACATTTAAACGAAATGTTTCCCCTTTGTGTAAGATTTTTGCTTTGTGTGCCATCATACTCATACGATGTAAAGTAGGTTGACGATTAAATAACACATAATCACCATCCAGAATATGTCGATGCACAATGTCACCAGTTTGTAAAACAATATTATTTCGTTCTGTACGATATTTCAATGTAATCATTTTCATCTCTTTACAAATGGGATTATAAACTTCCAGAATTTTAGCACCGGGATAAACTTCGGCTCCATTGCGGACAAGTGTAGTCAAAAAAGTCTTATTTCGTTCATTCACTTTAACTGGTTTGGTAATGTTTTTTGCAATTTTAACAGGGATTCCCAATTCAACCAATGAAATATTTGGATCAGCAGTAATAACAGAGCGAGCACTAAAATCCACGCGTTTCGCCATTAAATTACCACGAATTCTTCCACCTTTACCATTCAATCTATCCTTAATACATTTCAAGGGCCTACCAGAACGTTGAGCAACACTAGCACCTCCGGGGAAACGATTATCTGCTAAAGACGCAAAATGATATTGTAATAGCTTTGCCCACTCATCAGCAACAGAAGAATTGCATTGGATTTTTTCTTTCAGCGTGTTATTTGTCTTGATAATATTAACAAGTATATGAGTAAGGTCATCTTCACAACGTTGCATTAAGTCGTGGCGAATAGATGGTCTAACAGACGGCGGTGGAATAGCCATTACTTGACAAATCATTGAATCAGGTCGGGACCAAACGGGACTAAACCCCATGAAAATAATATCTTCATTTGTAATTCTTCGAAATATTTTTAAAACCATTTCTGGAGTAATATTAACAGTAAATGATTCTTTTGATTCATTTATCCAATCACCATAAATAGTAGCCAATTCTTCTTTTCGAATCTTGGGTTGTTTACATCCACAACCGGATTCTGTATCTTCACCGCATCTTTTTATCTTTGTTGCTAAATTAAATACCGTTTTCCATCTTTGTTCTGGACGTAAGTTTAATAG